CAAGTCGAGGATACCCTTCGCCCGCTCCATGTTGATCTCGAAGCCTGCGGTTTCCGACATGAATTCTGCGGCATTCAGGTAGTTCTTCTCGGTTGGTTGTGCGTTGCGGTGCTCGTACAGGAACGTGTTGATGTTCTTGGTGAAACCCAGGAGCAGCGCATTGTGTTCGTTGTTCTCGAGGATTTCAATGATAGTGCGTTGACGTGCCATGGTAGTTTCCTTGTTTCCGATGAGATAGTACGTTTTTCTGGTATCTAAGATGGGGCGAGGTCCCGACATGTTCTTTCTCCTTGTTTATTTGCCGTGGACCTGATTATCGAACGTCCAGCCGGTGATATCCGAAGCCTCGATGAAGGGAAACGTTTTACGCAACCCCGACACGATGTTCTTGCGTGCATCGCCTGCCGTCATGATCAACGACAGATCGAAGAGCGGGTGGCTCAATTCGAAGAAGTGAACCTGCCCGAGAATCGTTACACAGCCACTGATGCACTTGTAGCGGTGCTTGAAGGCAGAGCGAGAAGCAACCGTCTTAAAGATCGCGTCTGAATCGAGACTGAGAGTGATCGGCGTGATCTTGGCAGAACGGGTGGAGGTGTAGGGTTCGACGTAGCTCGTCGCAGACTCGATCACGCTTACGGTATCTCGACCACGGCGCTGGAAGAAGTTGTAGAACTGCTTCGAAACTCGATAATTCTCGGACTCGTTCGGTGCTTTCTGCATCCAGTTGTTCAGAACGAGCTCGCCGAACTGCGCGATGAATTTCTTGTCCTTCAGGGTTGCGACGATGGGGTCCACTGCGCTGGTACCGACATCAGCGATGTCGTGCGGTCCACCTGTAGTCCGATCGTAATCGATCTGCAGATAGAGCTTGACAGACTTCTGCGTTTCACGATCACCCACGGTGATGAACCAGTTCGGAAGCTCCGCCAGCTTCCTGACTTGTTTCGGTGCCTGCATGAACGTGAATTTGCAGTAACGGTTTTCCAGCGTAATCAGGTTGGTCATTTCTCAGTCTCAGTAATGGGGTCTCGCACGCTCTTAACTAGCGGACTTGGACGCCAAAGGTCATAAAAGGTCCAGGGTTTCCCCTGGACCGTACAGCAGTTACTGCTATGCGAAAGCAGGCTCGATCAAGAGCGTATCCACCTTCTCACGCAGAAGCTGCCCCATGGTAAAACCATGGCACAGTTTGAGCCAACCAGTAAAGGTCAGCTTACGAGTCGGACACAAGGTGATGTTGTTTTCAACACACCAAGCGGCCAGTTCATCATGCGTCGCGAACACAGGGGTGAGAGGCGTGCCGCGAGTGATGGTCTCGTAAAGTGCAAAATGCGTCGCTTCTTCTGGACGCCACAGCGGCATGTAGTCCTGCACTTGTGGTGCAGGTCCGCAAAAAGTTTCGAATACCGTTTCCGATATCCCAGCTTCTCCACGGGAGATCCAAGAGGTGCGATCCACCGGGTCACGTACTTGACCCAGCGTCCACATTCGCTTGTCCTCTTCATACAGCCGGACGTCTTCGTAAAACTTCGCACCGTCCAACAAAGGCACAAACAGTTTGGCATTTAACTTCGGGTGTTGCCAATCCACAGCCACTTTACGAACTTCGCGGGTCATCACTTAACCTCCAAAGTTGGTGATGTCTAAGCTAAGTCGCTCTGAAAGCCTCGTAGTCGGATTTGCCGGACAGACAATATCTCAGCTGCAATGCATCCCAGAGAGCATGGTGCTGTACTGCGCCGTTCAGCGGTTTGACATCCGTGTAGGCGTCTACCCGCTTTACTTCAAAGACAATCCCCGGAACATTCACCATCGTGCCAGGCCCCGTGATGAGCAATTCGCTCAAATACTTCACATCGTCCGGCCAGTCAGTGACAATCCGAATCTCGCCCTCCTCCTTCTGCAGATACTCTTGCAGAAGATTTTGAAACCGCCCCACGCTTAAGTGAAGCGGCCAAACCCCACTGGGTGTGCCGCTGTCCAGATACGGCACAACGTTTTTCGCCACCCAGCTATTAATCGGTTTCAGCGGTTTGGGGAAAACGTTGTACAACGCCTCTCCGTTCTCCTTAACCAGGCCGACGCTCATCACTTCGCCCTGATAAGAGTTGAATTCGAAATCGCAATATACAATCCCCATTAGCGCACCTTCTTCAAAACTTCGTTGAATTGCACGAGCTGAGTACGATAGGTCGAGTTCTCCTCGACCTTATACACCGATGCCTGCAACCTAACTTGCTCTTCTTCTACCGGCTGATAGCTTACATCCAGCCTACAGTCCCGATGCATTTCCAACATCGTGTCGGCGTAAGTCCGGAACTTGTGGAACAGGTCCCCCATGTCCTTACCTGCGAACTGCTCAACCTGTTCTTCGAGGCACTGCAGATAGAGCGTTCCGCGATCATGCAACGTGACGGACTCGATCAGATTGTCGAAGATGGTGTAGCTGGACCAACGCTCATTACTGCGCTCGCCAGATGTCCAGTACGGTTCGGCAATGCTGATCACATCCAGCGAATTAAGTTCGATGTGATCGACGTACCAGCCGCGGGTATCTTCGCCGCCAGGTGTATGCATCACGGCATCGAACTTGCCGAACGCCACCGCGCTCTGATGTGGCAACAGAAGAATCGTGAATCGACGACAATTCGGATTCACGACGTCGTGTTCATCGATCGCGTATTGGTACAGTGTTTTCAAGCTTTCGCTACGACGCTCAGCAATGATCGCGTCAACGAGCGACGGTGCTGTCGGACGACCAATTGAGATGTTGTGCACTACGGTTTGCAGCAACACGCTGTCATTCCACGTGTACTTTTTCCGACCCATCGAAAACAGACCGAATAGTTCGCTGTAGTTAAAACGACCTGCGCTCTTTAGAGCCGTATATGTGTTGTAAACTCGACTGGGATCGTGTTCCATGTTGTCCTCGTTGTAATGACACTATTGGTAGTGCTCCATCTGTAATATGTGATTCAATCCACTTTGAATCCGGCATAAATCCAGGAGCTTATCCTGGCTGCCATTTTTTATTTGTTTTGACTTATAGTAAAAAGCGGAAGGGGAGTACCGAAATGGTGGAGAACGGTACAGCTCACTCCCCTTCCGGAGGAGCTACAACCAACTACCGAGGCACTACGAGGTACAGCTACTGCACCAGCATGGTCTCCTCTGCTGGTTACTTGTCCCCTTCCTTGGGGACGTGTTCCTGTTTCTTCCATTCGTCGGAATGCTTGTCTGCGTCCGTGAACTCCTTGGCCACGTCTTGCGAGACTCCGACCTTCTCCGCGAACCGCTTGTTGTGCTTCACAGCTTCGAAGAAGTTGTGCTGTGCTGTCGATTTACTCGGCATTTCCTTACTCCCGAATACCCCACTCTTTCGCGGCGTGGAGCACCTTTGCAACACGTTGTTCAAGCGGTAAGTCGAGATAGCGTGATTGACTCGGATGCAGTTCGTTTTCGTTCTGCACCTTGAAGCGCTGACCTGCGAGCACTTCTACCGGAGCGAGTTCGTTCAACTCGTCCGCCAATGTCACAAGGAAGGTGTGACCGCCCTCCACGCGCTTTTCATGTTGGTTCAACACATCCAGAAGTTCTTCCGGAGTCCGCAACGGTGCTACTGTACCGTCGTTGAATACAGACTGAACAAACACTGCCAATGCTCGACTCATCCATCCTCTCCTAGCTAAAGAACGATACAGCCAGAATCCGAATACGGTTTAACCGCATCGGTGTTCCAGCTACACCCAATGCCCAGTCAGCGAGGATCTGAGACGTGGGTCGCGACTTGCTGTGCTTGAGCAACCCACACGCCAAATACTCGATCGGAGCCAAACCTGCGAGAGCGTTGTGCGTTGACGGTTTGGTCAACGCACCGCGTGTCTCAGGCGGAATACCTGGCACAGAAAGAATCTCGGCAAGCAACTGATCTGCTTTCCCGATATTGGCATTGACCAACTCGGTAAACATCTGCAAGTTCTTGCCACTAAACATCTGCTGAAACGTGATCGTCATTAAGACTCCTTAAGGGTGAGCGTTACACAACATCCACCCTCGCTGAAGCTTACCCAACATGCACTATCTTCGCGTCAAACCATTCCTTCTGACACAAATAGCCATGGAACTGCGATGCGATAAAGTGAAAGTAAAAGAGCGAATCATCCACAAGGTAAGTGTCGCATTTGGGCAATGTGTCGTGTTTGATACGCTGTTTGACTTCCTCTAGCGTGAGAACACGATCTTGAAACGTGACCTCACGAGCTTGTCGATCGCATTCCCAATAAGCAGGGTTCGACCAGTTGTGCAGCGCCACCTCACGTACCGACGAATCACGCACAATCAGAACTGCTGACGAATCACGACTGACCCAGTCGATCAGGTAGCTGGATTTACCCAGCTGTCTGGGTACAGAAAAACCAATCGTTCTGAACTCACGGAAGTAATAGTGCCCGTACTGCTCCGGCTTTCCGTGATACTTGGTGAACATTTCGCGGCCCATCTCGAGGCTGTGCAAGAGCTCGTTAACGATGAGGTCAAAATTGACTCTGTTCATTTGAGTTTGCATGATGTCCTCTTAATGCTTCTGCTCGGTGCCTTCGACACCCTTGGCTACGCGCGTCTTGGTGCGACCCTTCAGTGCAGCGAGTGCCATGTTCACGTGATCGAGCGCACGCGAGTTCTCGTCACAGGCGAACGGACCGGCCTGGAAACCTTCCAGACGGTGAGCACAGATCGCGAGCAGCGATTCAATCGTGATGCCGTTGTTGCCGAACTCGGGGATCGGACCGTGCTGGAACAGAATGCTCAGCTCCAGCGCTGCCGACTCGATACGTTCCGACGGGTTCGTGGCCGTATTGAAACCCGTGATGTCGTAACGATGGTTCGCATGCGTCTTCTCGTTCGGCTCGTCACCGACCGTGATCGTCAGATTCGAGGCCGCGCCTGCGACTTCGTGCGTCACGATCTGCGTGCCCTTGGCGAAGAACGTTTCACGGATCTCGACTTGTGCTGCCGGTTCACCCTGGGTTTCGTGCTCTGTCCAGCCCGCCGGACGACCCGCTTCCATATCCCATTCCTGGACCCACTCGATCACGACGTCTTCCAGCGGCACGTCCTGATGGAAACCCTTGTTGCCAGTCTTCACCTGTCGGATCGCCTCGATCGTACTCTGACCGTTGACAACTTTGCCGAACACAGTGTAACCCCAGCCTTGCGGGGTCGGCAACGAGTGATTCAGGAAGTCGTTGCGGTTCACGTTGATGAAAAACTGAGCCGTCGCGGAATGCGGATCGTTGGTCCGCGCCATTGCGATCGTGTACTCGTCGTTCTTCAAGCCGTTCTGCGCTTCGTTGCGGATCGGCTCCTTTGTGGCCTTTTGCTTCATGCCCGGCTCGAAACCTCCGCCTTGAATCATGAAGCCGTTGATGACACGATGGAAGATCGTGCCGTCGTAGTGTTTCGCATGGACGTAGTCCAGGAAGTTCTTGACAGTGGCCGGTGCCTTCTCGTCATCCAGCGCAACAATGAACTGACCCTTGTTCGTATGGAAATATGCGTGTTTCATCTTCTTCTTCGGTCCTTGCTTAGGAAGCGTTGGTGTAGCGTGCGGCGAGAGACTCGGCCGCGGCGTTCTGAATTTCAGTCGCCGTCGGCTGCGGTTTGTACTTCTCGGCATTCAGCAGATTCAGACGGTCGACATCGATCGTGAAACCTGCCACGGAAACCTGCTTCTTCACGATCTTACTGATGTCCTGCGAGATTGCGATGATCGTATCGCTATCCTTTAACGACGGATGGTCCGGTAAATGCGCGCACGAATACGCGATCTCTGCACGCACGTTTGTGTCGGCCAATTCCAGATTCATCGTTGCGAAGATATTCAGGTGAATGTCGATCGTGATACCTGCAGCGGTGTAGGCGTCGAAGGCCGACACAATACAACCATTGACATCGCGGTGCTTGCCGATCGTGAATGCGTGAATGCCGCTTGCTGACAGTACGCGATAGCTCGACTTCGGATCTCGCACGAAAGCCCGATTCATCTCGAAAGCAATGTATTGGTCGCCGACT